CGTAGACGCGCACCCGACCAAACAGCGACTTAACGTCGCGTCTGGTCAACTGGCGATTGAGCTCTCTTTCAATCCCAACGAAAACGATAGTCGCGAAGACTAACGCTTCGAAAGGAAAGCAGAGAGCTGAACCCATCGACGCGAACTTGGCAAGACGTCTAGTCTTTCCAAGTACATCAGCCTTCCGGCTCCTTGTCGCGTCCACCGCTTCCCGTAGGGCGCGGTGATTCTTAACAAGGAGGCGTACATGCTGATTGGAGACTCTGTCAGAAGCCTCACTGAGATCCAGTGTGGCGAGAGTTCCGAATTCGGATCCCTCTCTCGCGAGCCGTTGATTTGGCTCTTGAGATTCGAACATGACGAAATGGCGCGTGTTGTCAGAGCGCGCCATCTCCTCCATCATCACAGAGAGAACGGCCTGTTGCATGTACTGCATACAGGTTGGTTCCACCGCGATAATTCGTGGGGTCTTCAGCGTCTTTGGAACAGTGATCACCCTGACGGGGATCTCTATTCCAGGTTCGAGGATCGTAACTCCGTCCGTCCTGTCAAGGAAGGACTCCGATGGGATGATTTGCTCCCAGTGAGGGAACACGCCTTCCAATCGGCGAGTCCACGTACGCTGTTTATACTTCGCGTTGCCGCGAAGCTTATCAGCGGTGGCGCCAGGACCGTGTTTGGGCACGACTCCATCGTTGTAGATTCGAGAATCTACAGACGAGAAGAAATCGACCCAAAGCATTCGGCCGACTCGAGCGAAATCATCGAGACGATTAGGTTCCGATGATTCCAGCCTTGCGTCATTCTGGCGTACGTCCTGCTCACACTCGACATATCTGTCCAAAGCCTTACGCGTTCTCCTAGGAGAACACGGAAGGTTGATCTTCGCCCACATCAGTGTGAACTGACGTATAGCGAAAATCGCATGGACAGATGGATTGTCGAGCAATCGACCAGCATCAGGATCGAACACAAGACGAAGGAAACCTCCAAGAAATTGGGGGAGACCTCCTCGTCGCTGGAAACCAGCGAATGAGGCGTCGTCGACATAACCTTGGTCAAGACTTTTTTCGAAGTCTTTTCCAAAGTTAGACAGGGATATCGTCAGAAACGATACACCCTCGTGTTCGACCCGCCCCGTGACTGTTTTGAAGTCACGGGTGGTGCTTGTGGCGCATCTTGTCCCCAAATCAATGAGGACAACCTGAGCGAGCATGATCAGGCTTTTCACGATCTCCGCCTTTCAGTGCGGTAGGTCGATCCTCAGCCATGTCTTACTTCGCTGAAAACTGGCTAACCTGTTGTGGCGTGAGCCATTAGCAGGTCAGTTTTCTCCACCCAGAAGCTGGGTGACCCGAGCTCCCGTTGATGCCGTCAGATACGCGACAAGCGCATCTGCGACAGCCTTGGCCTCTGCGACCGAGTACCCGTTCACAGGCGTGTCCACCACGAGCGTAACGCTCATGGATGAACGAACGTTCTGAGAAGGGGTCATTGGGTCCGCAGAGATCTTGGCATTTGAGAGCCGCACGCTACGACGGTTCCGTCGGCCGTACTGATGGCTAACGGAGAGAAGAGTGGTGTTATCGGCAGAGCCGAAACTCCCACTATTCACGCCACTACTGACCCGCGGAAGCGGGACGGTAGTGCCACTGATCGTAACGGATTGAGGGTCAGCGAAAGACATGGCAATGCTCCTTCAGGCTCGGATCCGAGGCTTTCTCGGAGTCCGGGGTGGTCTCTTGTAGCCCTTTTGGGGCTTCAGGCGCGGCTGGGGAGGTTCATCCAGCCTGAGACCGCGGGGTGTCTTGGTTCCACCAAGAGCCCCTACGATGGCCCATTGCCTCGGGCTAAAGCTCGAGGGGTCAAGACCAAAGCCGTAAGGCGTTGCGCGAGTACGTGTCTTACTATCAAACGTAAGATACATCCTCACAGCCGGGAGACGATTTCCTTGGAAATCATACATCCCGTATGTAATGACTTC